TGTGATAGTTGTAGATGATTGAACATATGTAGCTGTTTTTGCTGTTTTTGTATAGTGAACATCTGCTTTTAATTCAACAGAATATAACTCAATAATAGATTTATTTGTTAAACCTTGAAGTGCGCTTGTAGGTACTGCCATTATGGTTCAAATACTTCACGGAAAGAACAGTTTATTATTGCTCTATTGTTATAAGGGATAGTTTTTGTCCATGAATCACAGACATATTGACCAGCCCCAGAAAGTGTAAAATTAACATTAGTTGCAGCAGTAACCAAAGCACTATCCGCAGAGGTAGAAGTAAGTGTGAAGGTATTTGCATCAGCAGAGGAGGCAACAACATAAGACCCATCAGTTGGCCCTGAACTAAAATCAACTGTTAATACATCTCCTATTGCTACACCGTGGTTAGTAAAAGTGACAGTAATTATAGTCCCAGCACTTCCAGAACCATCTGATTGCACAAAAGTACCTGTCTTTGCACTGAAACCTTCTGCTGGTGGTGTAAATGTAAAGCTTGCCTGATCTGCAACCCTGCTTCTTAAAAATGCCTCTATGACATCTGCATTAGTTTCAGACACGTTAAAAGTCAGATCATATACTTTTGGGTCTTGAGATAATGGAAGGCCATATAACGCCCTAAACTCATAACCATCACCCAAAGAAGTAACTCGTATTTTTGGGTTGCTTTGTTTTCTCATCCCATAAGTAGGAGTTATTGATGGAAATGTTGCCATTATCTATTTAACAAACCTCCAGACCTTTGTTCATCAATTATAGTTGCCTGCACTACAGAAGCAATCAAACCACCTAACTGATCGGCCTCTGATCCATTACCAGCAACAGAAGAACCTGTTGCATCTACATTAACAACAATATTATTTGTTGAACCACCAAGAGCATGATTTGGTGTGACTGTTCCTGTAACCCCTGGTGTAAATAATTCTGGTCCTCTTTCTCCAACTAAGTGAGTTTTTCCTGCTCTAGCTGTTCCTCCATTAGCTAAACCAAAGTTTGGTCCTGCCGTACCTAAACCCGTCACTGGATTAAAATAGCCTCCTCCTGGTCCTCCCATCATTCCTCCACCAAGAAACCCTCCAAATAAACTATTGCCTAAAAATCCTAGTAAACTTCTCTGCATCTGATTAGCCATCATTTTTGCAGCAGTATTTAAAAAATGATTAGCGATAGAGTTGAGCATATTTCTAAATCCATCTTGAACACTCATAGTTCCACTAATTATTCCTTTAAATGATTGCTCAAAAGAACTAGATATTGTTTGTGAGAGAGCCACAATTTTAGATCCACGGTCCAGTAAAACTGCCATTTGTTGATCTAATTGGATTGTCTGAGCTTTTATTGGGTCGGCAAGCGTTAAAGCGTTTTCGTAAACTTGTCTTTGTAAATCTACTTCTGCGGTTAATTTTTTAATTTTAAAATCGAGAGTATCATTTGTTTGTTTTGCTGCTTCCTTTTTCAATATCTCTAACTCTGCTATTTTTGAGTCAAGTTTGTTTTTCTCTTTTGTTGCTCCTAACATCTTTGCATTTACTGTGAATCTTTGCTTTTCTATCTCTAACGCTTGTCTTAAAGGTAATATTTCACGAGCAGCCCTAGCTTCATTAGCCATAGCTTCAACATTCTGTAAACTCGAAGGTAAATTGTTTCCTACTCCAGAGCCTCTGCTTTTTTCTATTCTTAATTTCTTTTGAGGTAGAGATTCCTTAAAAGGACTCAATGCTCCACCTGGGTTTAAGAAACCAAATCCTCTGCCCATAAAGAACTTTGCTATTCCTTCTAAGGGAAGTTTATTAAGCAAAGTAACTGCTGGACCAATAACATCGGATACTATAAATCCAATTTTCAAACCTAAATCAGCCATCCCCTTGTTAAATTCTTCTAATTCTTTTGTTGCTGCTTTTACTTCTTCGGGGGTCTTACCTGTTCTTTCCGCAAACTCTTCAATAAGAATTGAGGCAGCAGTAGATGTCATTCCTAATTTTTCTAACTTTGCAATTAAATCACCTGTTGGAGTGTTAGTTAAAGATAATCTTTCAGTTAATAGTTTTAAATTTTCTGTTGGTTTGCGTAAAGCATTTCCTAATTCTCTTACAGAATTAAGCGTGTTAGATATAGATTGAACTGCTGCTGTAGCTGCAATACCTCCTGCGAAACCACCCATCTGTCCAAACATTCCACCAATACCACCACCAAGTCCACCAGCAGCAGCACCAATGGGACCTTGACCAAATAACAGAGGAAAACCACCACTTATTAATGCACTACCAAAATCAAACCCCCTTGTTGCACCAAGTCTACTCATACCTCCTGCAAGTGGGTTATTTAAAAATGTTCTTTTTCCTTCAGCATCACGAGACACTCTATCTGACAATCTACTAAATGATCCTAAAGGCGATATTCTTTCGGCTACTGCTCTTTTTTTAGCGGTGTCTGTAACTACTTTGTTTATACTTTCTTCAGTTTTAAAACGTATTTGAGCTTTTTTAATTTCCTCATCGGCTAAAAGTAAGTTCTTTTTTGATAATTCAAATTCATGTTCTTTAGCTTTAGTTGTAGCTTGCTCTATAAGAAGTGATGCTTGACCAACTTTTACCCCTTTTAGTTCTAAAGGTAACTTTTTTAATACAAGACTTAATCCTCTATTCTGTAAACCTAAAGATGTATTTTCTGCTTTTAATCTTTTTTCTGTGTCTGATAAAGCCTGTTTAGATCCTTTTGATTGCTTTTTGCCTAAATTTGATATGCCATCGCCTATTGTTTTTAAGTCTTTTTTAACTTGAGCAGTATTTAGTTTTATATTTACGCTATACTCAGAGGCCACTAAACTTTTAGGAATACACGGATACTAAGAGTTTAGCGTACTTTACGAACTTGGGCTTTCCTTTTTGCTTTTTCCATAGCTTCTTCCTCCCGTTCACCTTTTAATTGGAAGTAAGCAGCCCAAGCATAAAGTTCTTCCATAGACATTTTTTCTCTTATTTCTCTATGCGTGTAACCTAGCTGTTCTGCTATAAAAAATTGTAAATAAATTAAATTATCTTGTTTTAATTTAGCTTTTTACGGCATCGGGGCTAACCTCCTCGCCCATACTTTGCATCTTAGCCATTATGTCTAGTAGAACGGATAATGGTATTTCTCTTCTTAAAGATGGTAAATCTCCCGATGTAAACATCTTTGCACCTGACTCATCTTCGGCTTTTGTAACAATAACCTGTAATGCAAAGTCAAGGCTTCCCTCTTCTTGACCTTTGTTCATGGCTATTAGTGTACTGTTTATGGTGTCTCTATCCGCTATTGTAAGAGGCGACCAAAATATTTTTAGAATTAGTTCTTCTCCCTTAAAAATGGAGTAGCTACTACGTTCTTCGACACTAAAAGCTGCTTTTAGTTTGTCGATTGCTCTTGCTGTTGGCATAAAAAATTGTATCTATTTCTGTAGTATAACTCAAAGTCTAAATTTAAGCACTCGTACCTTTGTGCATTGTATAGTTACGTTTCGGTTTGAACCCTACCATCTGAAATCCCTTGTTAATATCCTTTTCCAGGAAGTTACCTCCTAAGTAAATAAAGTACCAATTAGGATTATTAGGTCTAGGAGTTGTTTTAAACCTTGAACCATCTGCTTTTCTTTGGTTAAACAACTCGGCATACATCTGATTTGGTTCGTAAAGGCTTTTTTCTTTGTTAATTACAAACCCTGCATAGTCAGCTTTGTTACCTACATAAAGAGATTTAACTAAAGAAGTGTATATCGGCTTCTCCCTCTTCGGAGCTTTACGACTTGTGAATGTAGGATTATCAATATCTTTTCTTGGAATCGTAGGAACAACTGGAGCACCCTTTATTTGCCAAGCGGTATTGAATGTTCCAGTAAACCAAGGGCTTCGGTTTTGTAAGGAATAATGAATTTCGGATGCTGCTTCTGCTCTGCCTTTAACAATTAGAGCAGCTAAGTCATTTGGTAAATGTTTTAAATCTTTTACTCTACGCATTGGCCGTAAAATCGCAGTTTATTACACTCATAAAGTGACTTTGATCTTCGGTTACTACAGATGACGGTCCACTAATTTCACTTACTCTTGGACTTACAGAAAATGTATCATCGTAAACAGCTAAATCAAAATCAGCAATATTATCAAAATTTGCTATATCATCAATTGTAGTAATATTAACAGAAGTAAGACCTGTGATAACTGTTTCAGCTATTGCAGCACCTACCGCACTTCCTTTGTTAGATGGTGTCATAATCGCACATCTTATTGTTCCTGCATAATAATCAACTGCTGCACCCTGAGATTGATTTGTAGATTGAGTGAAATCTAAATTTACCATTACATATTTTTTAGTTTTACCTGGAGTTGTAAAAGGCATATTGTCGAATACAACTGTAACTGTGTTGTCAGCAGTGGTTACTGCATTTTTGATTGCGGTTTCAAATGCTGCTCTTGCGTTTACTAAAGTCATTAGAAAATAACGTCAACCCTGAATAAATATTCCTGACCACCACGCAAAGTTCTTACATCTGTAATCTTTGCAACTCTGGTCGATCCAGAAAATGTGAGAGTGATCTCATCTGATAGTAGCGGTTGGCTGTCTCCTATAAGATCAGGTGTTATAAAAATTCTAGCTACGTTTTCCTGATAGCCAGTTTCTTCGGTGGATTGTATGAACTCTACGGGAACTTTTATTGTGTAGCTTGTGTCACTGGTAGTTACTGCACCAGTAGATGTGTTGTATGACGTAGATAGTTTTCTAGTGTAGATAATTGTTGTGTCTAATGAGTCTCCTAGTTGAGACACTACCTGTTTAGCTACGTTTTTTAGTAGTGAATCTAGTTGTCCTGCCATTATCCTCTAACTGCCCTAAGTTGAAAACTTCCTGCTCCACCCAGCATATACGCTCCAAGATAACTTTGGAGCCAAGGGTAAACATCTAAAATATTATTAACAGATCCAGTTCCCTGACTTGCTGTATTGTATTTAACTTGAATATCTCCTAACTTTACTTCTTCAAAGTTTCCGTCTTTTCCTGTAGTCCCTGTTATTGCATCTGTGTCGTTTGCTAAAGCTCTGGCTAATTCATACTGTGCATATTTAATACCATTAGGAATTTTAGAACAAGCTAATTCCACACCATCTACCTGATAATTATTTCTTGGAAACTTAAGTGCCTGACCATCATCACATCTATCTCCATAAAAAACTAAAGTATCAATCCATCTAGCAGCAGATATTAATGATCTTTTCTTTTGGTCATCTGTTTTATTAGTCCAAGTGGAAGAATCTGGAGA